ACGGCTGGGCCTGGATTGGTCACGGCCTGGATGGCGGCAGGACCGGACTGGAGGTTGATCAACGAGCCGGGGGCCACGGTGCCAATCGCTCCTCCACCTACCCGATAGTCAGCGGTGATGAAGGCTCCTGGTGGAGGGATCTTCCCGGCGATGTTGTCCCCGAAGCCCACCGTCACCACGCCGTTGGCGTCGGTGGAGAGGGTGAAGGCGTTCTCGTTGGCGAAGGCGTCCACGATGCGCTGGTGGTAGGTCCAGGGCAGAGCGCCCGCCCCCTCATCGACGTAGACGGTGACGCTGCCATCGACCACCGGGGTCTGGAAGAGGGTGTATAGCTGGTTGGGGGTGCCGTCCGAGATACCGATGCCCTCGCCCAGGGTGGACTGGCCCTGGATGGCCGGTACCACGTCGGTGTAGTGGTTCGGCGTATGCGGGTGGTAGACGATGGTGATCGCACTGCCGGTAGGCGGGATCATCCCGTTGATGTTGTTGCCGAACTTGATGATGCTGCCCAGTCGGGGATCACCACTGGCCGGGACCACGGTGTAGTAGTGGTCACCAGGCTGGGTGTTGACGAAGGTGTTGCCTGGAGCCAAAGCCCATAGCACGTCGGAGCTACCCGCAGTACCTGGAGGGTTCAACGTCGGCGGGTTGGTGGGTGTGCCCCCCACGGTCTGCCCAGGAGGCGTGACCCAAATCTGCTGGTTGTAGGTGCTGCCGTTGTAGACGTAGGTGGGATACGAGCCAGCGGTCAGGCCCACGTTGCCGATGACGATCTGCTGGTTGGCTGCCCCGTTGCTGGTGATCCAGGCCGACATGGCCGTGGTGGCCGGGGGCAACTGGGTGGTGACGAGGTCACCGTAGAGCCAGAGGTTCACGGCGGTCTCAAAGACCACAGGCTGGTTGCCGGTCAGCGTAGTGGCGACCTGGGTGCCAGCCGGGATCGAGACCGGGCCAGACGGGGATCCGATGGTGAAGTTCAGGGTGGTGGAGGCCGAGACATTGTTGTGCGGCGTGTAGTCCAGCAGGGCGGCGATGTTCAGTACCGACTGACGCTGCTGAGCCGTGGAGATGAAGGCTTCGTTTGCAATGCGGTCGCTGTAGTAGTTCAGGATGTCGCCCATGTAGGCGAACAGTTCCAACAGGACGATGCCGAAGTCCCCAGGGCTGCGGTCGGTCCACTCGGGCAGATAGCTCGGGATCAACGTGACGAGATCGTTGAGGATCGAGGCGTAATCCCGGCTGGTGTAGTCGACTGGGGGGACGACGATGTTGCCAGGGATAACGTCGGCCACCGTGCCCAGCGAGACCGGCAGGTTGCTCATGTCGTGACCTCTACTCCAGTCCCGTTCAGGGTGAAGCCCACGCTATGTACGGTCGGAGAGGCCCCCACGGTGAAGGAGATCTGAAGCTCCATGATCCCGGCGTACATGGGCTGCATAGCGAAGTCGACCTTGATGACCTGGATGTTCGGCTCCCACATGTTCAGCCCGATGTTGATGGCCGAGATGATCTGCTGCTCGATGAGCGGGTCATCGTTCTCAAAGACCAGCCGGTAGATACCGATCCCGTAACCAGGGCGCATGACCCGCTCCCCAGGGATGGTGAGTAGCAGGGCCAGGATGTGATTCGTCGCCCACTTAATCGGGTCGGTGTCGAAGCCGACAGTGCCGGTGCCGTCGATCTGGAAGGGCTGGGTTATCTCCCATACGGGAGGAAGCTGGCGGAAGCTCTGCGGTACGAGGAAGGTCACGGCATCCGCTCCACCACTTGCACGAACTGCCAGTCGTTGCCATCGACATACCAGTGCTGCGATGCGCCAGTGCAAGCCACCTGGAGCTTGAAGGTGACAGTACCTGACGCCCTAGCGGTGACCAGTTCCTGCCCCCACCCGGATAGGCCCCCGACAATGGTGTGGTGTTCGGAGGCAGTGTTGAAATAGAACCGGCTTATCTGACCGACTGAACTGGCATTAGGGGCAGTTATTTGGATGGCGTAGAGGGCACCAGTTCCGGCTACGGATGCCCAGGCTGAGCCATGGAACCAGAAGTCGATCAGGGTGTCAGCCCGCTGCTTGACGAAGGTCAGTCCAGTCCACCAGTCCACGTATGCGGTGGACGTGCTGTTGGCAGACACGGCGGCACGCACCAAGGTTTGCGATACGACACCGTGCGACGGCGGCTTCAGTGTCCCGGCGAACTGGCGGATGTCAGCCAGGGTGAAGGTGGTGGTGCCACTGATCTGCGCCAGGGGGATCTCGTAGATGGTGCCGGTCAGGCTTTGACTGGGATTGTTCTGCCCCGCCACGAAGTAGAGGCGGATCTCCCTGGCCCCGGTGTCCATGCGGGCCACTACCTGGCCGGGGCCGGTGACATTCACCGTCTTGGGGGTGTTGACGATCTCGCCGTAGAAGCCGTCGATGAAGACCGCTCCCAGGTCGACAGACACCTGGGAGCCGCTGATGGAGGGCTTCATCTGATTGAGGTAGCCGGGGACTACCCCTGGCGGGCTGAACAGTCGAGCCATGGAGCGCCAGCGGGGCAGGGTGGCACTGGCTCCTGGGCCGGTGTCGAAGGGGAAGTAGTTCTCAACCAGGGTCAATGTGCTGCCCCCACTCCTACGAGTCTCATGGACAGGGTCATCTGTGAGATCTGGACCCCAGCCGTCCCAGCCCCGGCCTTGACGTACCAGCCTGCGGTCTTGAGACCCTGGACCACATTGACCCAGGAGGTCAGGGCGACGGGGATGGACATGGACTGACCGGCTGGGCCACCTCCGCTGATGGCCGGGGTGATGCCTGGTGGGGTAGTGCCCGGTGTAGCCGGTGACTGCTCTCCAGCCACGCCCTGCTGGTAGATCAACTGGCAGATGGCGTTTTGGGCAATGCTCAGGTCAGTGAAGGTCAGCAGCATGGTGCCGGTGAGCAGAGCCGATCCGGCGTAGGGCACACGGGCGGTCAACATCTGCTGAGTGGAACCTGCGCCGCCAGGATTGGTGGCTCCGGTGCCAATGGAGAGAGGACCACCCAGGCTGGTCTGTGCCCACCAGGAGATGTCGCCCCCTGGGTTGATCATGGTGCGAAGGTCGACCAGGGTGCCGTTCTGCATCTGCCAGAGCGGGATCTCCCATATGGTCCGGTCCTGGGTGGTGTCCTGGGCGAAGTTGCTGCCCCCGGACCCATAATCCATGACCCCATCTCGGTACACAAGCTGGATGTTTTCGTTGCTGGTGCCCAGGTTGGCCTGAGCCACCAGGGTGCCGTTCTGCGTGCCGGTGAAGGTGACAGGCCAGGGGTGGTTGGTGGTGGCTGAGGTCAATTCGGCGTAGTAGCCGTGGATGAAAACCGCCCCGGTCTGGAGGGTGATCGTGAGTCCAGCCTGAGTCGCCGCCAGGCTGCTCAGCCAACCGGCCCGAACCCCATCGGCTTGCCAAAGCTGGGCCATTTTCCGCCAGCGGAAGGCGTTGGCCGGTGCCCCGAAGGTGGGATCGAAGGGGAAGTACTCGTCAAAGACGATGCTCATCTACCAATGCTCCTGGCCGTGGACATCATGCGGGTTCAAGCCTGGTAGGCCCACTTCGGTGAACTTGTGCTGTTGCCGGATCCAGTCGTTCATGTGGGAGGGGACCGGCTGGAGGCCCAGGGTGTGACGCAGGGCCTGAGCGAACCCGGCATGGCGGAAGTACCTGGCTGTGGCATACATGTCGAGGCCCTTGCCGATGGCACCCGTGATGGCTGGTTTATTGAACTGGCGACCGTTTACGTACTTGCCGATGCCGGAGTCCTTGAAGATGCCCTGGTTGGGGTTGGCCTGAGGCCGTGGCTGTGCGCTGTATGGCTCCCGCCACTGGCTCTTCTGAGGCCCACCCCCTCCCATGGCGATGTCGGAAGCGGAACGCAGGGGGTTCCTCCCGCCAGACCGGTACCCTCCAGCCTCGTCCCAGTCCATGCCTGGGAACGGCACATTTGACATCGTTACCTCCAGGGTGGGGCGAGCTTCTTCAACTGGGTGGTGCGTCCGATGCCAGGGTCAGCCCCCATCATCGACTCCTGCCGGGGGCTGTACTGGGGCACTAGCTCCTGGTGGGGGGCGTAGCGGGGGTTCAGCACCTGGGTGTCGAAGGGCATGGCCTCTCGGCCCTGGCGCATGATCCCCTCGGTGGGCTGTAGCTCTCCCGGCCAGTAGTAGTCAGAGGGGTCGATCCTCTCCCCCTTATGTACCCCCCTGACATAAGACCGCTGGTTGGCCCTGGACTTAAGGCTGTCGAGGAGGCGATCCTGGCGACGGGTGTTGAGGGTGCCCAAGTACCCATCCGGGTACATGG